TTGGATGGTATGGCAGACACACATAAGCTTTATCGACAGGATACTGATTGGGATAAGATTATCTCAAATGCTCAGGCATATATTGCAGCAGGCGGGTTTGCAATATGGAAAATGATCCTATTTGATCACAACAAACATCAAGTCGACGAGTGCCGAGAACTGTCAAAACAGCTGGGATTTCATCAATTTGATCTAATTGATCATGGCAGAAATCAAGTTGAAGTTTTTGACCGTAATGGTAATTTTAGCCATTTAATTGGCAATGCACCAATACGATTTACCAAAGCTAAACAGGTATTGGATTTTGTTAGTAGTTCAACATTTACTAATCCAACTCACTTTGATACATTAAACCCACCTCACTGTGAAGCAAAAGAGCATAAGAGTGTTTATATAAGTGCAGATGGCAGGCTTTATCCCTGCTGTTATCTTGGATTAAGTCCTGAAACATATCGAAAAGGTTGGATTGGTTACAGCAATAAGTTCGTTGCTCAACACATATATAACAATAATTTGCATGAGGCTGACCTAAAGAACTGCATTGAATGGTTTTCAAATATTGAAAAGACCTGGGATAAAACTTCATATGAATCGGGCAGACTTGCACAATGTGACTTTGCATGTGGCAAGTGTCGCAATAAATAATAGTGATGACAACACTATCAGAATCCAAAAATGAAATCTTTGACTATGTCCGTTATTCACTTGGTGAAGGGTTAGTTGATGTTGAATTGGATCCAATCCATTACGAGACTGCTTTTAAGCAGGCATTAGCACGTTATCGTCAACGCAGTTCAAACAGTGTTGAGGAAAGCTATAGTTTTCTTGAACTACAGCAGGACACAAATGTCTATACACTTCCCAAAGAAGTAATCACAGTCCGCAATGTATTCAAAAGAAACATTGGTTCCAATAGTGGTACAGCAGCGCAGTTTGAGCCATTTGAAGCTGGATTTCTCAACTTCTATATGATGCAAAGTGGGCGTGTTGGTGGACTAGCCAATTATGCATTTTACAGCATGTTCCTTAAGGAAGCTGCTAAGATGTTTGGTGGTTTTATCAACTACCAATTCAATACAGTTACCAAGCAGTTGACTATTATGCGTCGTCCAAGAGCAGACAAAGAAACCATTCTACTTTGGACTGAAAACTTTAAACCTGATCTAACAATTATCAGTGACACATATACTCAACCATGGATCAAGGATTATACACTTGCTCTTTGTATGCGTATGCTTGGACAGGGGCGTGGCAAGTTCAGCAGCATTGTTGGTCCCCAAGGCGGTACTCAATTGAATGGTACACAACTGTTAACAGATGCTCAAACAATGATTGATAAGTTGGAGCTGGAAATTACAAATAGCATGACCGGTGAGGTGCCCGCCTGGTTTGTGGTCGGATAATTGAGGGAAACATGCGTTTACACGAAATAGCATCTCAGTTTTATCATGGTAGCATGGACGAGTTGCCAGTTGGCACAGTGTTAACTCCTCGTGACAATTATGAACAGACATGGGGCAATACAGATTTTTATTCTGCTTTAGAACGCTATCGCCCATCTAACATGTTAGGGCATCGTCAAGGCGTATTCATGTGTCATGACCCTGATGATGTTGATTTAGCAGGCGGCGGTACTGAATGGTTGTTTACAGTTGTTCCGCTGGGTCCAATTCAAAAACATGATCTTAATTGGGGATCAGAAGTTAGTATGTTGATCAGTGATGGCTATGCCATTGATAGTCCAGAAGTTAAAAATGCTGCTAAGAAATATTGGGCGGGCGTGCCACATTATAATGAATCTGTTTGGGAGTACCTAACGCCATCTGCTAAAATTACAGCAGTTGAAGAATATTGATTCATAACAGTTTTTCTGTTATAGTATTTCAATGATCGTAGGAATTATTGGACTTATCGCCTCGGGCAAGAGCACTATTGCCAACATCCTTGTGGAAGATTATGGCTTCATTAAAGTATCATTTGCTGACACTCTCAAAGACGCTGTGGCAGCTATATTTGGTTGGGATAGACAACTCCTGCAAGGCGATACTGAAGAAAGCCGTAAATGGCGAGAACAAATAGACGACTATTGGTCTAATGTCATGCAGCATCCTGTTACTCCGCGATGGGTGTTACAGCATATTGGTACAGATGTCATGCGTGATCACTTTCATAAAAACATATGGGTGCATAGTCTTATGAAAAGGGCAAATGATCCTACTAAGAATTATGTGATAAGTGATGTGCGTTTTCGTAATGAAGTTGATGTTATATTAAGCCAGCATGGGAAAATTTGGGAAGTACAACGACCGCCTTTACCTGCATGGTACAGTGAACAGTTCAATGACGACGAGGATCTTCGTCGATTTATGACAGTATATCATCCTGAAATTCATAGTAGCGAATGGCAATGGCGGCTTGTAAAACGTAATCATATTATTCGTAATGTTGGATCTTTACAGGATCTTAAGAATAAAGTTTCAGCAATTATATCCCAATAGAACCTGCTGAAAAGCCCTTGTTTTATCACAATCCACTAAATATTGATAACCTACTAAAGGATGTGATAATATGGCAAACAGTTTAGTTTCACCGGGCGTGCAAGTTTCAGTTATTGATGAGAGCAATTACGCTCCCACTGCTGTAGGCACAATCCCTTTCATTGTGATGGCAACAGCACAAGATAAAACAAATAATTCAGGATCAATTGCAGCTGGTACTACCAAGGCTAATACTGGCAACATCTACAATATTGGCGATCAACGTAGCCTAGTAAACTTGTTTGGTATGCCTATGTTCCCAACTGACGCCAGTGGGAACAGAATCTACGGAAGTGAACTTGCAGAATATGGACTATATGCTGCCTATCATGTTCTTGATAGTATTAGCAGTGTATATGTCGTTCGTGCAGACATTGACCTTGATCAGTTGGAAGCAAGTGAAAACCGTCCGTTCTCTAAAGCCAATGGTGGTACATTATGGTTGGATACAAGTATCACATCATGGGGAACTTTTGCATGGGATGCTTACGAACAGACTTTTACAAGAATTCAGCCTGATTTCCTTTATACTAGTGAAAATGTTGCTAACACTGGTGCTCCTGCATCAAGTTATGGTAACATTGGAAGTTATGCCATTGTTGGTTATGAAAACAATGAAAACCCATTGTACTATAAGAACTATTTGAATGCATGGGTTCGTGTTGGCAGTGATGACTGGAAAAAGTCAGTGCCAACTATTGTTGCCACAAGGGCAACAGGTAGCACAAATCTAGTCACTCCTGGACAGGCAATTATCATTAATGGAATTACAATTACTGCAAGTGGCACAACTGCTGCAACCTTAGCAACTGATATTAATTCTTACAATAGTAACGCAGGTATTCCTGGAGTTACTGCATCTGCAAGAAATGGTGTATTAAGTCTATATGCTTTTATTAATAGCATTGGTACTCTTGGATCTAAGAGTGGTGGTAATTCAGCACCAATTGATGGTAAGATTGCTATTTCTAACAGTGGCGGCGGCACAATATTGACTGTGTTGGGTATTGATGGGTCTGTTGTTTATGCTTGCCCAGCAGTTCAGTTCAGCAAGCATAGTAGTGTGCCACAGTGGAAGTCAATTAATTCAACACCTCGTCCAAGTGGCAGTATTTGGGTTAAGACTACTAACTTTAACTACGGTGCCAATATGGCAACTTATATTAGAAATGCTGTTACAAGCAGTTGGAACTTAGTACCAAACCTTGTATATGGTGGAGATGCTGATGCAAACTTTAACTTAGACCCAACACAGGGTGGGTTAGGAATTGCTCAAAATAGCCTATATACCACATATAATGTTAGCAATGATGGTAGTGTTGGGTATAAAACATATATTCGCTATACAACAGGACCAACAGTAATTACTTCAGATGGCGCAGGCACATTAACTACTGGTGATGCATTTACTGTCTCAGTGTCACAAATTGGAACCTCTGCTATTTCAACTCCAGTAACTATTACAATTGCTGCAAGTCCAAATAATACTGTTGCAAGAGTAGCTTCTGATATACTAGCTGCAAATATCCCCAATCTTACTGCCAGTGTAAACACTTCTGGACAGTTAGTATTAACACATACCGCTGGTGGTACTATTTACTTAAGACCAACAACCAATGATCCATTAACTGCATTGGGTATTACAACAGATCTTATCAACGTAAGACTAGGTTTTAATAGTGGTGTAGTGGGAAGTAATTGGATTATCCCTTACAATCCTGCAATAATCGAGCAGCCTTTTGAGCCACTTGCAGTACCGGATAATGGGCGTCTATGGTTCTACAGCGGTGTTTATGATATTGATATCATGATTAACGAAAACAATGAGTGGAAGGGTTACCGCAATGTAACTTCAGACGCACGTGGTTATAATTTGTCAAACACTGATGTAAATGGCCCAATTGTTTCAGCAAGTGCGCCAACATTGAACAGCATGGGATCTGCTCTTAACTATGGTGATCTTTGGATTGACACAAGTGCAATTGACGGTTATCCAAGAATTTGGCGTTGGCAGAGAGTATCTGGATCCGATCAGTGGTATGAAGTTGATACAACTGATGCAACAACTGAAAATGGTATAGTATTTGGTGATGCACGTTGGGATATTGATGGTACTTCAGATGTATTCCTTGATGACATTATCCCAATTTCTGATATGTTACTTGAAGATTATATTGATCTTGATGCACCAAATGCAAATCTATATCCCAATGGTTGCTTGTTATTCAATACACGTCGTAGCAGTAACAATGTTAAGATGTATGTTGAAAATTATTTTACTGTTGAGAAGTTCAGTCAGCAGTCACTACCTGATGTTAAGGCAACTTGGCAGACACACAGCGGCAAGAGATATAACAACGTGCCATTCTTTGGTCGTCAAGCAGTTCGTGATGTTGTTGTAAGTGCAATGGCAGAAGCTGTTAATAATAATGCTGCTCTACGTGAAGAAGGTTATAACTTTAATCTACTTTGCGCACCTGGGTACACTGAAATGTTAACAGTTCTAAAGGAACTTAACGATGATCGTAAGAACACAGGCTTTGTGATTGGTGAAGTTCCAATGGGACTATCAACAGATCAAACAACAGTTACAAACTACTTGATTGATGCTGTTGGGTCAGGACTAGATGGTGAAGATGGCTTAACATCAACTGATGCATATACTGCTGTGTTCTACCCTGGTGCTGCAACAATGACTGCATTGGACGGTGTTGGTTCAATTGTAGTCCCAATGAGTGCATTGATCCTACGTACTTTTGTATTGAGTGATCAGAACAGTGAACTATGGTTTGCTCCTGCAGGAAATGCACGTGGTGTAGTTGATGCAATTGCAATTGGTTATGTTGATCGTGCAAACTTCAACGCATTCGTAAGAACTGGTACTCCTCAGGGACTACGTGACTTGCTTTATACTAATCGTGTAAATCCAGTAACTTACTTCCCACAGGTTGGTATTATTAACTACGGTAACCATACACGTCAGGCAAGCGCAACAGCACTTGATCGCATTAACGTAGCACGTCTAGTTTGCTACCTACGTGCAACACTTGAGAAGATTGTTCGTCCTCTAGTGTTTGAGCCAAACGACAAGATCACACGTGACAAGGCAAAGGCAATTTGCGACAGCTTGTTAAATGATGTTCTAGCACGTCGTGGTGTTTACGATTACCTAACAGTTTGTGATACAACAAACAATTCAACTGATGCAATTGATCGCAATGAGTTGCACATTGACATTGCTATTGAGCCTGTAAAGTCTGTAGAATTTATCTACATTCCAGTAAGAATCAAGGCAACTGGTCAAATTGCAAGAGGCGATCTAGCACCTGCATTAGCACTAGGTTAATAAGATTGAGAGAGGCTCGAAAGAGCCTCTCTCCATGGGATACGCCCAGAAAAAATCTACGTCAAGAACTATAAATAATTACAACAGGAGACAACTGATGGCTGTTGCATCTTTAACTAAAATGACAGTTCCTCTAAGTACAGATCAAAGTGCCAATGCTCAAGGCTTGCTAATGCCTAAGCTAAAGTACCGCTTTAGAGTAACATTTTTAAAATTCGGCGTAAGCAATCCAGCAACTGAGCTTAGTAAGCAGGTTATGGATTTCACACGTCCAAATCTAAACTTTAACCCAATTACACTTGACGTATATAACAGCAAAATGTATCTACAGGGTAAGCCAGAATGGCAGCCCATTACAATCAACATTCGTGATGATGTTAACGGTGCGGTAAGTGCATTAGTTGGTGAACAAATTCAGAAGCAGTTTGACTTTGCTGAACAGGCAAGTGCTTACAGTGGCATTGATTATAAGTTCCAGACAATTTTTGAAGTACTTGATGGTGGAAATGGCAACATTGCTCCAAACGTTCTTGAAACTTGGGAAATGTATGGTTGCTTTATTAGTGAAGTTAACTACAACAACTTCGACTATAAAGATAATGAGCCTGCAACAATTACTCTGCAGATTCGTTATGACAATGCATTACAAACCCCACTGGGAACAGGCGTTGGAACTTCAGTACCAATTCCAATTGTAACTACTGCTTCAGTAACTGGCTAAGGAATAAAATATGGCTACTAGTGGCCAAAGTATTTGGTATCCTTTGGGTAGTAGCCCAACCGGAACTTCAGACGTGCGGGATTATAGACATGCCGCACGTATTTTCGGTTCAAATGATTATGCTAGAGCACCAAAA